CAGTAGGCGAACCGTTGAACTCTAGGGTGAAGCTGATATCGCTACCGTTCTCGGTTGCACCCGACATCTCCTGTACATCGCAGATGGTCACAGCCACCTCGTACTTAGAGAAGACAGTTGAGGTGTTCTCTGGGTCAAGGATTGTGACCTTGATATCGGTCTTCCTTGCCGAACCGAGTGAGAACTTCTTCCCGAAGATGTAGTCCTGTGCTGTATCACCCTTGAGCCTGTTGCCCGTGAAGGTGATAGCTGGATGCATTGCAGTAACCTCAGTCTGTCCGAAGCCCTTGTTGATGAGATAATACATCTGCTGCTTGACCTCATTCAGTGCCTCGGAAACATTGGTGATACCGTCTCCAATCTCTGCGTATGTCCCCTGGGTTGCCTCGGGAGTGGTGTTGATTTCCACCTTCACACCGTACATTACAAGGAACTTTCCTGTAGATAAGTTAGCCATTAATTAATCCTCCGACTTTCGTCTGTCGTAAACAAGCACCTCGATACTTGAGCCATACAGATACTCTTCGCCATCTGTCTGACCAAGGTATGCTGGCTCGTTCAAGGTGCGTATAGTAGCAATCTGAAACGATGATGTACTGCCATACTCCCTTCTCTTGGTAAGTACGGCATGAACAGCTTCAAGCAATTCAAGGGTTTCCTGTTGTGGCCCCTTGGCATTGATGACATAGGTCTCTCTGATAGCACCAGTACGCACTGAGTAGCCCTGGACTGAACCACTGGACTGCTGAATGGCAAGACTTCCTCCGACAGGGATTGCTCCCACCTTCGGATTGAACCCGTTGCTCCCCAGCAGGTCGCATATCCAGTCAATAACCTCTCTCATAGCGCCTCCTTCAGCTTCATCAGAACAAGCTCCACCCAGTCAGCCCCGTATCTCGATCGTGCGACTTCCACCCATTGCAGACTTGCGTTCGGGTTTCGGTCGGTCGAAGGTCGGCCTGTGAAATAGACCCTCTTGGCGTAGGGTTCGTCCCAGCCAATGATGCCCCTTGGCAGGTCGCTTCCTCGGACACTTGACCTTCTGAGTTCGCCTGTATCCTCTCGGACGAAGATGTTGCTGTCATTCAGAATCTGCTGGGACACCTCGAATCTTGCCTGTAATGAGACTTTTCCGAGCTTCTCTGCAAATTCCTCGACCCTGTTCTGTAGCTTAATCATCTAGTACATCCCTACTTCCACATGGTGAAGATGCCCCTCATCATCGGGCACGAGGTCGATGCTGTAGACTGTGTACTCCCTGCCATTGTAGACCACCTTGAGCTGTCCATCCTCCAGCGCCGAACTGTGGAATAGCGTCTGCCAATCCACACTAGGAGTTGAAAGCCGACAGTCGAAGAACAGAATGGCATTGAGCCTAATCTCCTTGTCATCCTTGGTCTTGATGTACTCATGCACTGGCTGAACATGTACCCTGCTCAGAGAAGTGTCCGTATAGGCAGGGCTTCCCCACCTGTCCGTGTCCACCACCGTTCTGAGCACAGCGCTATGTGTCAGTATGCACTTGGGAATAGTCTTCAACATACACCCACCACCCTTAGAAGAAGGCCAGCCCTCTCAAGGTATCCAATCGCCCTGGGACTGATGAAGGTCTTCTCGCCTTCAGACTGTCCCGAAGTGACAGATACCTTGCCGACTGTGAATCCCTTCTCGCTCTCTGAGAATCCGACCTCGGTAGTATAGTTGTCATAGTACTCAATCTGAGCACAGATAGCCTTTTTTACCAAGGTCTGAATATCTGAGTCGAGCGAGTCGAAGTTGTCCAGCTGGCCCCTCGTCAAATCGTTGAGAGCATCCTCTGAGCGCATCTCAAGGCGAGGGAAGTCGCTTTCGGCAACTCCCTCTCCAAGATATGTACCCGTGAAGTATGCGTAGTCAACAATCATCATGAACTCAGTTGTCGGCCTTCACGTTGACCCAGATTCCATCGACCTTGTTATCTGGGATGATGAGGCCATGATAAGCTCTGAACATGATAATCCAGCAGTCGCCAGCCTGATTCACATCT